CATTTGCCGGTATGGTCGGGACCACAGCAGTGATCAGCACCGCTCTCCAGATGCTAATGACGAAGCTGAACACCGGGACTGCGGAGAAGCCCAAGGACCTCACAGACCTGGTTCACCCCCGCACTGGCATCCCCGACGAGAATGGCAACGAAGGCCGTCTCAACTGGGGTAGCACTGTTGCGGACGCCCTGGCGATGTATGACAACCCAGTTCATTCTACGCTGAACAAACTGAACCCCACCTTCAACGCTCTGAAGGAAACCTACGAGAACAAGGACCGCGAAGGTAACCAGGTCCGACCTGATGAGGGTTCGCTACTCGGTAATGTGGCTCGTGGTGCGGCTCATGTCGGCGGCAGTCTGCTGTCCGGGGTATTCACTGAACCCTTCAAGAGCGAGCCGGCAGAGGAGCCGCCCCGCACCTTCCTTCAGAAGGCTAGGGACACAGCAGCCCAAGCGGGGGGTGTTCACGTTTCGCACCCCACAGACTCTGCTGCCCAGCAGTCGATCTTCGATGATCTCCACAGTCTATCTGAGACAGGTGGCCGGAATCTTCGGTCACAGGATATGCACACCTCAGAGGCCCGGTGGGCGGCGGAACTCAAAGAGGGTAGGAGTCGGGACGAGGTGGGAGCCGAGATGCGAGATAAGCCCTGGATGACGGAGTCGATCGCGTCGTCAGTGGATAAACGATCCCAAGCCCCCAATGGTATCGGCTCCCTGGTATATGATACCCAGTTGACTCCGTGGATGCTCAGTAAGGCGTGGGATAAAGCGACCCCCGAGGAACAGAACGCAATGCGTCAGGGACTTTACGACCGTATGGGAAATATCCAGGAGGAGAAAACTTCGCCGGATGAGTATCAGGCGTGGGAGACTCTCCGTGACAAAGTAGTAAAGGCGGTGCCCAGTGGGAATCCAGATTAACCTTGATGATGTCGATCAGTTCACCAAACACTTCGTTGAACCGATGGTGCAGGCCGTCCGTACCGAGTTACAAAACTCCATGACCCCGCTTATCCAGGATGTGAAAGACCTGAAGGCGTGCGCCGCTACGTCAGATGGCAGGCTCGACAAACTGGAGAAGGATCAGAAGCATGCTCTGATCGGGTACGGGGTGTTCAGTGCTGGGCTTGCGGCGGGGTTAGCCGCAGCCTGGGGCTGGGTTAAGTCCCACCTGAAGATTAGTTGACCGTGACGGGGCGGTGTGTGGTTATCGGCAAGCAGGCTTCCCAGTAGATTAACGTCCACTCGGGCGGTAATTCTGGGAGCCTGCCGGCTGATACCATTCTCTGTCCATCCAGGAAGAGACGGGCAGCCTCCTGAAGGATGGCCTTGCTGATCTTCCGCAGTTCACCCCCACGATTCCAGACCACGAAATCAGCGGTAAGGTCGATGCTCCGGATGTCCACTGTGGCGACATCAGTGGCGGTGTAGACCGTGACGATTTTTGGGGGTCCCATCAGATTTTCCTCACGTTGACTCGATACCGTCGCTTCACTTCGTCCACCGCGATTCTCACGGACCACTGATTCCCCCGGTCGCTGGTCACGGTGAATGACCAGCCATGACCCCAGGGGAATGCTCTCTCAGTCGGCGGGGTATAGGTGCCGGTATCACAGGCCCTGGCGAAGGCGGCTGACCCGCCTACCTTCGCCAGGGCCAGGAAATCGGAATCTGTACGCAGGGGTCGCATTAGGCTTTCTTCACTTCGGTCGTCACAGTCGCGGCACCAGACTTCACCGCAGCCAGAGCCTTGTCCACTTCTGTCTCGAAGTCAGACTTCGCTGCCGAGGCGTCCGCTTCTAGGGTTGCCCGGTTGTGGATGATCTCGTAGATCAATGCAGCCAGGGCTGCTACTGCGAATGACACCACCGCGTAGGGCACCAGCCACAGTGAGACACGGGTCGCGAGACTGCTCGCCTCCACCCCACCTCCTATAAACACTAACGCGAGCGAGGCGTTGTGGGCAGTGGGCAGCCAGAGGAACAACCCGATGCCGACTCCTACGGCGATCACGCTGAGGAGGATAAAGGTATCCAGACCCTTGGCCACGGCGGTCAGACTTGTGGGCGTGTGCCCAGGGCCGACAAACTCATGCGTCGGTGCCGGAACCAGGGGATGGGCGGCACAGCCAGTGAGAGCGAGGCCGGCGACAAACAGGGCCAAAGCTGCGACGAAGAAAATCCATGCTTGACGTGTGCTCATTTTTTCTTTCCTTTTCCTGAAGAGGGTTTTTTGGTGACGCGGTAATAGAGGGCAACTCCTCCCTCGGGGGTCGTCCGTTTCCCGACCAGGGCAATCTCGCCTGATCGTAATGCTGCCTTGACAAATCGCCGAGCGGTGCCCCCCGGTTTACCCCGTGCCATCACATCTGACACACAGAACGTATTCGGTTCCGGGGTGGGAAACTCAGTGATCTCTCCCCATTCCTCCACGGGAATGCCATCTCTATGGGCAAAGAGATGCACTGGTCGGCCACCTCCTGGATGGGGGACCGTCCCAACTCGTTTTAGGATGCCTTGCCTTACCGCCAGGTACACCATCTGCCTGGCGGCACCGGGGGCTTTCGCAGAGGTCGCGGCGTACTCCGTCGCTGTGTACGATCCGGGAGGCCGAAATGTGCGTGCAGCCTCGGTAGCCCCCAGCCATTCGTCCAGCGTGATCACAGGGGCTGTTTTCATTCTGTCCTCCCTCGACCGATGTCGTGTACAAAATGACGGGTGTGCAGTTCCTCGTCACCCAGACGAATGATACTGCCGCCGATCTGCGGCGTGCTAGTACGCCCACCAGGAATCTTGAATACGAACGGGGTCTTCAACTGCCAGGCCGGGGTGACGAACCCGATAGCATAGCCCCACTTCGCCGGCAACCGGATCTCGCTGTTGCGATGGCGATGCGACCGTACAACCACTGCCGGGGGTTCGTGTCCCCAGCGTCCAGCCTCGTTAAAGCAGGAGGCCAGTTCTGCGTTGACCGCCGAAGTCTCGTGGGCGGCACTGCTGGTGGTCCCAATGTGGTGGGAGAAGTGGATCAGGTGCGACCCGATTCGCTTCCACAGTTCCCATCGGGCGGCGTTGCCAGTATCGTCGGGGATGGCCCCCAGTTTCTTCGCCAGGTTCTCCTCCTCGACACCACTCTGGCCAACATGAGCCTCGGTGCCGCGAATGTGATAGTACCGGCCTTCGCACGCTTCCACGACCGGCTGAAGGATTTTGTAGGCGTGCTCAACCTGATCCTTCATGTTGTGGCTCCACTGGGTCGTGGAATTATGGTGGCTGCCGTCGATGGCGTCCCCATTATGGACGACCGCGAAGGGTTCGCCGTGGGTCACCTTCGGCACCCACTCACCCCAGAATTGTTCCCAGATTTGCCACACCTTCTTCTGCACGAGGGAAGGCATGTAAAGCCCACCTCCGTCAAGAGCAGCCCCATCAGGGTGACAGAGAGCAACCTGACACCCAACATGGGTGTCCGAGATTGCGATCACGTTACGGATGTCGATCTTACGCTTTGCCATTATTCGTTCTCCTGATAAACGATCTTCAGTCCCAGCCACTCGGCCAGGGCGTGTTCAGCACGTGCCCCCTTACTCCTCTGCCACCCCTGCAGCATGTAGATGCCATTCTCCAGGTTGAAGTTGCTGTTATCCTCCGCCAGCGTGATCAGAGCCTCAGCATCCCGCTTCGCATACACGTACTGCGGAAGGGTGTCTGCCGCACGGGGTTGCGGGTCCGCCCGGTCCATGTCCGCAGGGCTGATCACATTACAGCCCATGGCCTCCAGGTGTGCTTTGGCGGCATCGAAGGCGGGGAAGTTGAAGTCCGGGTAATTCCTCATGGGTCCGGCGATATAGAAAGTGGGCGGCGGCGGGACGAACGAAGCAGCCGTCATGAACGGCACCTGCTCGCTTCCGCCGACATGGTCTGCCACGGCAGCGGCTTTACGTTCCGCTTCGTAAGCAGCCGGCTCCCGTGCGTCCGTGTGGGTGTTGGCGTACATGAGAGGGCCGAACGCCCCCTCCATCTTCATTCCGACGACCTCTTCGAAGGGCGTGGGCTTCGCTTCGTTTTCCAGTTCGATCTGGAGCAGGGCCAGGGCACGCCAGGCTACCTTAGCCGAATGACGCAGGCCGTCACTGTCGGTGGTACCGGCTTCCAGCAGGTGCCGGGCGATGCAATCACCATGATCAGTGCTCTTATGCCTGCTCCACGCCATGGGCTGGCCTGGATTATGCTGGACGTTGCCAACAAAGGATACGTGGGCGACCTCGGCCAAGGCGTCAGGGAAGTATTTGAATACTCCACTGAACACGGGCCGGTCCTTTCTGTCCTGCTTTCCTGATGGTAACATAGTTCTCTCCTAGGAAGGTTTGCCGAGGTACCGCCGTGCGGCATCCGAAGTGAATGCCAGTCCACGGTATATGATCTCCTGCCGGCCACCGATCTCCATACTGTCTTGTGATACATAGGTGGCCAGGGTGACGATGTCGTTAAAGAACTGGGACTTCGTGCCCACGGGCAGCCGCTTCGCCCCAGCCCAGCTATTCCATCCATCGAACAGCATGCGACGAGGCACCACACCTTTGGGGTCCGCCGTCGTACATTCGTCCAGGAAGCTAGCCAGCGGGTTGTTGAACAGCTTCCACTCCTGCATCGCCGTGAGGCTCGACGCCGGTACAGTGAACGCACCGTTTAAACGCAGTCTCCTCAGACCCTCCAAGGCCCAGGCCGCGATGCCCGCGATCTCCTCGGGGAGCCGCTGTTTCAAAGTGTGATCCCGTTGATCCTCCGTGACCTTCTTCTGGAAGTCCAGGAGCATCAATCGCCGCTCCATCGCACCTGATGGGTCCGGGATATTCAGGAAGATATTCGAGGCGATCGTGATCCTGGTCGTCAGCTTGATCCCTTCTACCCGTGGAAGGAACTTACGATCGATCTGAAGTTCATCACCACCCACGATCGAGAGCAGGACTTCCAGTGCCCCCACCAGGGAGGCCCCGGCCCGGTCGTCGCGAGCGTCACCGATCAGACACACCAGTTTCCCGATCAGGGATTGGAGGCCGAAGTTGTCAGCCAGCTTCTTGAACTGGGGGCTGGCCACGTTCTTTTTCCCAACCAGGTGGGAGATGATGTTCAGGATGGTGCCCTTGCCGTGACCGGTCGGGCCACGCATGTACAGCATCTTCTCCATACTGATGTCTGAGGTCATGCAGTACCCCAGCCACTCTTGAAGTAACTGTATCTTCGCCGCATCATCACCCAGCGACGATTCCAAAAAATTGAGCCAGAGAGGGCAAGTCGCCGTTGGGTCAAACGCAAACGGAAGTGCATTAACGGTAAAAAGGTCTGGGGTGGATGGCAAGAGAGCGACCGCCGAGTTTTCAAGATAGGCATCAACATCAAGCACTCCGTTATTAAAACAGATCAGGCTATGCATGTCAAGCCCATTCTTCCCATTGATCCACTGGGGGAGCGTGCCCATCAGGTACCCATCAGCCAGAGCCACCTGACGCATGCTAGACCAGAGGCCCGCTGTGTACTTCAGCTTCTCCGGCTTGGGACCCTGGGCACGGTCCATGATCACTTGCTTGTTGTCGGTCCAGCGGGCGAACTCACCGATGAGGGCGTTCTCCTCTACGCTGTTGTAGCAGCCGTCTGCACCGTGGTACACGTACCAGCGGTCTTCCCAGTTCTTCAGCAGCGTGACCTTGCCGGCGGTGTACTGTTCCTTCAGGAATCGGCGGAAGATAGTCAAGGGCCGATCGTCGGGGATCAGGTCATCGGTGATCTGCTCCTGGCCCTTCTCCTCGGCATCAGCCAGGAGGGTGGCTGCTGTCAGGCCATAATTGTTCTTCCAGGCCCGAAGGTCTTTCACATGCTCGGGCGGGAACAGGATACGGGCTTTCCCAGTCGTTGTCAAGCACGACTTCAGAGACATCGAGGCACCGATCTGGCCGGGCCATTCTCCGTTGGCTTTCTTGTCGTTCTCGCCCATCACGATGACGGTGCGACCGCGTACCAGTTCGGCCACAATGTTCTGACCGCCGATGTTGTTGGGCTTACCGATCGCAGGGAAGCCCAGATCGTAAGCCGCTGCCACGTCAGACATACCCTCGACCACCAGCACCGGCTTCTCACTGTCGGCGAGGGGGGAAGCACTGGCCAGGATGCCCGTATCTTTCCTGATATGGAGCCAGCCCAGCTTCAGTGGCGTGGGGCTTTCCATTCTGATGCAGACTACCGCTTTGGGGTCAGACGGGTTTTCCGCCGAGAGTAAACAGCCATCGCTATGGTTACATATTGGGCAATTCTGACCAGCGTCAGCAACACGCACCCAATTATGAGAGCCTGAAGAATACCCATGTTCACCCTCTCTGTGGTTAGGATTGACGACATAGAACGTACCGGGCTTGGAGCCTGGGTACATCAGTTTCTTCCCCCCGCAGTTCCTCAGACTGAAGCCTGTCAGCTTCGCATTCTCATCCCTCATTGGTATGGTGAACCAACCATCGTACGAAATGTACTCTTTCTTCAGGCCCTTACCACCGAACACTACACGCGGGGAGTACCCGATCTGAAGCTGGATCAGAGCCTCGGAGGTCACCCCCAGGTTCGTTCCTAGCCATTGGCACATCCCCGGCGTGCAGTTGTTCAGAAACGTGCAGTGCAGGGCATTCCAGTCGTTTGCCACAGGACCTCCGCATCAGACCTTGATCGTATACATCTGCGTCGTGCCGTCTGACAACTCCAGTGCCAGGACGCCGGAGGCGACGTGCTTGGGTGGTACGAGACTCACTGACAGGTTATAGTCCACCTTCGAGCCATCAGATTCGACGAGGCTGATGACGATGGTCTTAACAGTAACTGCGGGGGCGGTGGGTGCCACAACAGGGGCAGTAGGAGTCACGACTGGCGGAGTAGTGGAGACGGGCACCACAGGCGTAACAACTGGTGCGGGAGTCGGTGCCACGACCACCACGGGGGCGGGCACCGGTGCGACGTTTGGGAGTGGTGCCGGGCCGGTTTCTACCGCATTGTCAGAAAGAAGGGTAGCCGCGTTGGTGTACGCTCCACCAGTCTCCGCTGTAAAGTCTCCCCACTGGGCAAACTTGTTGGCGTCGTAGGAGGTGTTCCCCTTGGCGTAGGTCGTCTTGCTGGCAGTGCAGTATCCCGCACCACAGCGAAAGAGAGCCACGAAGGTATTACTGAGTAGCTGAACATTGCTGCCTCCCAGTTCGTAGCCGTACCCGAACCGGTTAGCCCCGGTGGAGTCCTTCGGCCCCCAGACTGCCCCAGGGGCCATACTGAACTCGACGTAGTTACTCTGGATCAGGGGGCTGACCGCGTTCAGCATGACGATGGACATACCGAAGCTGTCTTCGTAGGGGTTACGCCAGTCGTAGAAGGTGTTGTTGGTGACCTGCATGCCAGTCACGACGCCGTTGCCCTGAATCTCCTGCCCCATCCGCTGGATGCCAGAGCCGATGTTGTGGTCAAAAATGAAGTTGTTGCCGGGCTCGACGACGTGGCCACCATCCACGATGTTGTGGAAGGTGTTGTCCTTGAGCGTGAGATTCGTTTGATTGTACAACTCCCAGTTGCGGTTGGAGTTCGGGGAGTCGTGGAAGAGGTTGTTGCTGATGGTCAGACCAAACCCGGGGATCGTGGCGAAGATGCCGAAGACATCAGTGCCGCTGGCGTACTGCCCGCCGCCGTACTCGAATGAGCAGCCCGTAATGGTGACAACATTATACCCCTGCCCGTCGCACATCTTGATCAGGCCATTGCTAGACACAATATCCACGTTGCGAATGGTGATGTTGCTGGCGTTGGCAGGAAGCACGATACCGTGAAGGTCCTGGCCCGAGAGTTTGAAGATGATTTCGGATTCTCCGTCCGGGTCGCCCTGGAGCGTCACACCCGAGGGAATGAAGAAACTGGCGACCAGAGTCCATGTGGCAGACGCCAGTTGAACTACGTCGCCGGCGTGTGCCGCTTGAACTTTTGCGGCGAGGTCGTCGCCTGATGCTACAAGGATCGTTGCCATGTTCTGTACTCCTAGTTAAGGCACACCGATGGGACTCGAACCCATATCTCCCGGACCTAGTGCCCGGTGCTTTACCGGTTCAGCTACGGTGTGCTTGACATTTTATTCGGCAGTGTCACGCACGATTGTCAGGATTTGTTCTTCGCCGCGATCTCCGCGAGCACGGCATCACGGGTGGCAGCGTACTGCTCCGGCGTAACCTTGTCATCGGGGACATCCTTGGCAATCACGTTGAGGTGGGTGAGCCACAGGTCCTCCACCTCCGTCAACTCCACCTTGCCACGGGCGGATTCACTGCTCACGGCCTCCCAGGCTTCAGCCAGGGTGCAGCCGGTGGCGGCAACAGGGACTTCAACCTTCGCCTTGGGCTTGCGACCGGGCGGGTTCTTAGGAGTAGAAGGGGCAGCCGATGTTGTGGTCGGTGCAGGGGCTGCCGCAGCAGGGACAGCAGTAGCAGGAGGTGCCACCGCAGAAGCGGCAGGTGCGGCGGGCTTCGCTACTGCGGGCTTTGGCAACGCCACTGCCACCGTGGGCTTCGGCGGAGCCTTCCGACCTGCCAGCCACTTGCTGTTGGCCGCTGCGATCGTGGGGGCATCGGCCTGCTTGATGCTCCGTTCCGGCGAGGCGTCCGGGGCGTCGATCCAGTTCACCTGGAGACTGGTCTTGTTGTCCCATGTGTTTTCCTCCACGCGGATCAGGACTGACTTGCCGGAGAGGGTCGCGAGTTCCTGGAAGTCGGCACCGCTCCAGCCGGTTGCCAGTTGAATCTGCTCGAAGTTCTTCAACGGGCCGGTGTCGTTGAAGAGGACCAGGTAGCCGATGATCTCATCGCCGTAGTTCCAGTCTACCCAGCCGGCCTCTGTGATTGGCGGCGTAAGGACAGCCATTTCGGACTTCTCCACCACGTACCGCTTCGTCGCCACGAACTTCGCGACGAACTGGGGGAAGCCCTTCTTCGTTTCCCCGTAGGCCGCTTCGGTGATGGTGGCGAGAAACGCCCCAGTACGGTCTATATTTGACATATGATTCTCTCTTTCTTTCTTGAAAAGGGTTTGGGTATGAGATTCAGTCCAGGATCAGAGCGATGCTGCTCTGCTCGAAGAGGGCGACGGTGCCCCCTTCATACTCGTACGAGATATACGCAGGGGCCTTCTCAGTGCCCCCGAGACGAGACGGTCGCAGGTTAAACGCCTTGACCAGGACAGCGACACCGGGGTGAAGGTCGGCGGTTTCAGAGACGCCACCTTCGGCGTGCACGGTCCCCGGCCCCACGGCCACAACGATTCCGGTCCCGAACTCATCGGACCCAGTGCCGACAACAATGTTGCCGACTTTCTTCTCCGCAGAGATAGGATCGAGTTTGACTGCTACTAACGTATTACGCGGTTTGAACATGGTTCTCCTCTACTCCGGGATAGCACCCCGGAAGATCATGGCCCACAGCGAATCATCCTGCTCATTGGCAAAGCTGATGGCGGCGGGCAGTTTCTTTCCGGAGACGGGTCGGCTCTTAGCCACGAAGCTGAGAGGGCCGTCGCTGTAAATTACTCTCGTGCGGTCACCGGTGACCTTGCCCGCACGGGCCTTTTCATTTTCCTTGAACACGCTGAGGTCACTGTACCCGATGCGGAGCACGAAGTCAACCCAGGCACAGGTTTCGGTTCGCAGGCTGGCGTTGTTGGAATGGTAAAGCTGGGGACCAGCCTCCATGTAATCCACGCCGTCCTGATTGGCGATACGGGCCGGGGCTTCCTGGGCCAGCAGGATGACGTTCCGGCCAGCACGGATCAAGTTGTCCAGGTCGGCCAGGATCAACCGGTAGTGCTCCAGCAGGTGCCTGTACCCCTTGCCGTAGCCGTATGTCTCCATGCTGGTGGCGGTCTTGCCGCCCTCGGTCTTCACCGTGTCCAGCACATGGGCCTCGATCATCGCCTCGGCCTTCGTGATGGTGTCGATCACCAGGCTACCCTTGGCGGGGATCAGCTTCCCGGCCTGGGCGATGGCGTCACGGAGATCAGTGAACGACTCCACGCCGAGGAGGGCGGGGGCACTGAGTTTCTTGCTACCGTCGTCCAGGGGGATGAAGACAGCACCGGGGGCCATGTTGGCCAGAGTGGTCTTACCCAGGCCGGCCTTGGCATAGATCAGGAGTCGTTCACCATCAGTCGAGGCCGATTGAGTCACAACCGAGAACGTCTTCGCCGGCTGCCGGGCTGGGGCTGCGGACGGGGGCTTCGGCTGCGGGGGCAAGGAGGGTTTCCCAGGGGCAGTCGGGGTCACCGCAGACGGGGCAGGTCGTGTCGGGGGCGGAGGCATGTGGTTCCTTTCTAAAAATTCTCTCGTAGCTCTCATCAAAAAGTTGTTTGTTTACGGGGCGATAACGTGATCCCTTGCCGTTCACTATTCCTCCTCTACGGCTTGGCCGTTCACAGTCAGGTCCACATACGCGAGGCGTTTAAACCCCGCTGGTACTGGTTGCGACCTGTCACACGCTGCCTCGCTCCCTGCACCGTAACAGATACTCTTGTAGGCACAACGATAGGGTGAGTCACAAGCACTTTCGTTCTCCACCCAGAGGTTGTGCGTATCGTGCATCTTCATCGACTGATAGGTAACGAACAGGTCCTTGCGGAACTTGCTCAACTCCTGGTCAGTCCTGGCGATCTCACGCCTGGCAAAATACTTCTCCGGGGTCTGCTGAATGTCCATCAAGAGGCGAGCAGAGAACATCTTCAGGGTTTCGCGGATGGCAAAACCTTTCTTGCCCGGTTCGACTTCTGCTTCCTCGCCGTCTACAAACACCTTAACCGGGTCCATAGCCGCCACTGCCTTAAACGCTTCCCCGCAGTAATTCTTCGATTCCAGAAACTCGGCAGTCGCGGCTTGGGTCAGCATCTTCGGTCCAATCGTTGGCTTCCTGAAGATGTCAACTATAACACCGGCCCACGGCATGTCAAGGGGAATATTCTTGGGGAGTAAGCCGGCGGCTTTCATGTCCCGCAACGCAAGACAGTAGTTGCTGATCTGGGTGTCTTTCCGCCACCGATCCCAGTAATCAGAGTCGGGGTCGAGGCTGCGGCTCGTGGTTTTCCGCTCCAGCACACCAATCTTCCCACCCCGCTGCACCAGGGCGTCAATCTTCCCGGTGCGAACCACCTCGGCGGTGGGAAGCGGGAGGCCACTCTTGGGCATGTGGAGTGGGAGGTCGAAGGGTAGTTCCACGGCCAGGACTTCGATGGGGTCGTTGGTCCAATACCAGACATAGCCGGCGAGGCATGTGATCAGGGTCGTATGCTCCAGCCGCCAGTCCTTCAGGTCCTTGTGAGTGGGGCATTCCGCGTACCGCTCGTTCAGATACTCGACGGCGGCGATCATTTTATCCCCGGTGGCCTTCTCGTATGCTTCCAAGGCCCCGTGCCACGATGACCCGACTCGCAGGGTGTCTGCCTCGATGGCAGGACGGATGCCCTCGATGTAGGCCAAACGATAGGCGGTGCTGCACTTACGGAAGGCAGAGATTGAAGATGCACTGATCTTGTTCACAGCGTTCTCCTTATGGGGCGTTCTAGATAATCGGCCAGGGCTCGGACTCTGCCAGGGTCACTCTTCAAGAACCCTTCGGCCTGGTTACAATTCCGACACAGCAAACCCCGCACAAATCCGGGATCGCCTTTCTGCTTCGCGTGGTCGTGGTCCACATTGCGGTAGTTCGGAGTCCTGGGCTCCATGCTCATTGGGTCACCGCACACCGCACACTTCCCATCTTGCTTCACGAACAACAGGTCCAGGTAGGCCGGCGTTACCCCGTATAACACCATCCACCGATTCTCCCAATTGTACTGTTTACTCCTCGCGTTTATCCGATCGCGGTTCTTGGCACGGTACGCAGCATGGTACGCGACGTAGTCTTCAGGTTTCGCGAATGCCATCGGGTCCCTCCAACGTCAAGTTAGGCTGTCTTCGGCCCGTCTTCAGGCCCATGCCTGAGTTCGCGAGCAGTCCGTAGTGGGCGATTAAAGCCGCATCAAGGATACCGTCCAGTGTACCCCCTTTTGGGCCTCGGGTCAAATGAGAAAATGCAGGATAAAGTTCAGCCCACAGTTTTTGCCTGATCTTGATCGCGTCCGGGTGCTGCTTCCCTACCAGTCGTAGTGCCCCCGTCCAGGCATTGGGCGACAGGTGGCGTACACTGAACCCTCGGGCCTTCATGGCGGCATCCAGGGCACCACACTGAAGCCCGAACCGAAAGGCAAACTCCGCCGACTCACCGGGCCGGCCCGATGGCCATTCAATATAGGCAAGCGTGGAGGTTGGGGCAAGCTGATCGAGGATTCCTAGGACGCCTTCGACATTCAATCCCCGATCGTCGGCCTCGGGCATCGCCCAGGACCTCACCAGTCGCGTCCTGATACGGATTTCCGCGAAGCCGCCAGTTCTGCCAGGGTCACAGCCTAGGATTGCATTCCAGATCGCCACAGAGCCTCCTATTGACTTTCGGGGCGCTTCACTTCATTGTCGCCACCCAGCACCACAGGAACACTGCCACTGCCAGAATGACGCACCACGTCAGATCGACGCGGTCCAACCTCTGTGGACTTGACTCGTTTGGCACGCCGGATGAACCGGAAGAACTCCTGGAACTGGGCCTGCCCCCAGTGCTCCCACCAGTAGAGCCATTCTTGCTTTGTTCTTTCATCTTGAAACTCCAGCTTGTGCTCCGTCATCCTTAGTCCTTCCCGTAGCGTGAAGAGATGTGGCCGCTTGCGTCCAGGGGCAGTCCCGGTGCCCAGTCCGGCTCCCTCACCAGTTCTTCAATCACCGTAGCGAGGGCTTGATCGGCCTGACCATCAGGAACTACGGCCACAATTTCATCATGAACTAGCAACGCCACCTTGAATCCACGGGCTTCAACCCGCAGCACGGCGTCAGTGAGGAGGTCCCTACTCACCGCCTGATCCACGTTCTCCGTGATCAACCCCCCGAACAGCCCATCCCAGGACTTCGTCAGGTCGTTCCAGACCTCGACTTTATCCCCATATCGATCGTCAACCAGTCTCACCTTCTGATAGTGCAACTCGCGACCCGAGGGCAGCGTAATCACAACATCACACTCAGGTCGGGATTCAAACCGAACCTTGTTCACGTCCTGGGGTTCCCCGTACTTGGCGGTGAAGATGAATGCTTTGTTGTACCGATCCCAGAGAGCCGGGATCATGGCGTAGGTGCTACGATATGTCTTGATAGCAGAAGCCGCCACAGTTTCATCGCAGTTGGCATACTCTGCGAAGCGGGTGGGTCCCATCTGGTATCCTGCACCTAGAATAACCGTCTTGCCGAACCCCCGCCGATCTTTCATTTTCTTTTCGATACTGGGAATGCCACCAGTTTTAGGTTTCCGCACAGGGCAGTTGTAGAAAGCACTGGCGAACTGGCTGTAGATGTCGGCTCCATCACGGAACGCCTGCACCAGATCGTCTTGACCGGCGAGAAACGCTAAAACCCGAGCCTCTATGCCTGCGAGATCGACCACCACCAGTTTGTGGCCAGGCGGAGCAGTGATGATCTCGCGAATCTCACTCACCAGGGCATCGCCGCGTGCCCCAAGATTCTGCAAATTCACACCACCGCCCCCACTGTACCGGCCAGTATGGGCTGCATGGTAGTTCAAACAGGCGGGCATCTTGCCTCCACCGGCCTTAGCCATATCCACGATGGCGGTCACCCGCTTGACGTGAATCGGCCACGAGTCAGCGGCAATCCGTCCAGCCATCAGTTGCCGCACACGCTCGCTTGCGTGCTTGACCAGCAGTTCACGCTCTGCATCTGTTTTGGCCAACGCAAACTTTACCCCCGATGCCATAACCTTTGTGTATTTCATTGGCACATCGCCAGCAGCCTCCAAGGCAGTTGTTAGCAGGCTATCAAACGCGGTGTCCCCCGTCAGGTCCTTCGCTGATTCTCCCGTCGCTGCCACGGCCTCTTCCACCTTCGCCTCCATCCGGGTGATAATGCTTTCAGCTTTCGCATAGTCCACCATCAGGACGGGCTTCGTGGTCATTTCAACGCAATGCTGGGCCAGCAATAGTTCCGCTTCGGGCCTGCTAAGACGAGGGAGCAGTAGGGTAAACAACTTCCACTCTAGTTCTACGTCGTTCGTTGCGTAGCCGGCGAGGGCCTGCTGCTGCTCCGGGGGCATGGGCGAGCGACGGGCTGGGGGCTTAACCTTGCCCCGCACTAGCTTGGCGGGCGTTACCCGAACCCGATTGCTCAGACCATCAAAATTCGCTGTGTCCCCTTTAGCTCCTAGATTATAGGCTTCGGCGAGGTGTTCCAGGCCGTGCTTACGGCGGGTGTCCCATGCACGGGAGAGGGCCAATGTATCCACGATGTATTTCGGATAGACCCCATAAATCAGGGCGAGCACAGAACAATCGAACGGGGCATTGTGGCAAACGAGAGTGCAGCGGTCTAAGTTGTCACCATACACTGATTGCAACCGCGTCAGAAAATCCGCAGCCACCTCACTTCCGTTGTGCCATTGGGCCACATCCTCCGTGTGGCCAACATGCTTGCTTGCCAAACCGAGCACCTCTACCCGTTTGTCAGTCAGATACTCAACAGTGCTTAGTTGCTTCAAGTCATACTTGGACGCGGTGTCGAAGTATGTTTCGAAGTCCAGCGTGATGACCGTCGTGGGATACCCAGCGGCCTGGAGAACCTCTTGCCACGTCCGTTGGACTCTGGACAGAGAGCGTATGGCCTGCTTGCGTGATGGTGGAGGCGGTCGCAGATTCATTCTTTCACACTCCCTTCGATCCACACCGGTGCTCGCTTCGTCCTGATCCCCTTCTTGAACGACTTGGGACCCAGGCATCCCCACACCGCAAGCTGGCATTTGCCGCGATTAACGTGGCACCGATGTGTCCTGGCCAGCGGGAACGCCAGGTTCAGCACTTCACCGAACTGCCTGATAGTGATTGAGTCCACCACGCCATCGGGAAATTCTTTCACGTCCCAATGACTGACGGTCGGCCTCTCCCCTCGGTTGTAGGAGTCGATGTACTCCCGGTACAGGTCACTCACCAGGGTAACATGCTGCGGGGCGGACGCAAAGTCATACTCCCGCAGGGCGAGAGTGACCATGCGTTGCGTCCAGGAGGGGATGAGGGGGTTTACGACGTAGGCCACGTTAGTTCCTCACCACGAGACTGTACCCCTTAGCTGGGCTATCGTCAGGGCCGTGCTTCACTTCGGGCCACACTTGGGCCAGGGCCTCCAGGTGCCGGATACGCTTGCTCAAAAGCATTTCAGCTTCATGCAGACGCTGTTTAAACGCCTCGTCGAGTTTGGTCTTTCCCTTCTGGATGACATGGACAAACTCATACGCCTTGATCGTGCTCGCGGCGTGATGAATGAAGCCGGCAGTGAGGGAAGCGAATGGGCCGGCGGCGTTGTCCAGGTTGGTGGGATGCTCTTTGAGAGTGACCGGAAAATCGGGGAACATCAGACGAGGCCCGATGAACCGCAGGTACTCCAGGAGCATGCCTTTGGCCGATGTCGGCGTGTTGGTATGTTCCGCTACCCGGCAGATGGCGTCTCGGATGCGTTGGTGTTCAGGCGGTAACGGCGTAACTCCGGGATAAGATGCGGCAGCTTGCGGGTCAGCAACAGGGTCAACTGCTGCTTCAGACTTAACAGGGGGTCGGGTAGGGGGCATGTTGTCTCCATGTATGTCAACTGATACCAAGCCTCCACACAGAGGCCCAGGGGTGTCGGGTTCATGCTTTCGTCGCACTGTTCGACATCAAGAAAATCCCAGGCAGCCGTTGCCGGGCTGTATGGGATGCGTTTGGGTGGGCCGGGCATTATGCGATCCTCACTAGGCGGTTCATCCAGATGTTCACACTCCGGTAGTGACCGATACCCGCCCGGCGGATGTCTTTACTCTCCCGCTTTATTTCCTTTACTGCTTTTGTGGCGATCCTCCGGCTTGGAACCCACATCGTATGCACGATGCTGGTTTTGTTGGGAAACACCTGAGTCCACTGTACTAGAAACATTCTTGCCTCCATAAAATTTCTCGAAATATGCGGCCAGTTCAAACGCACGCTCCACGGAGTCTCCTAGCATTCCCGCTGCTGTGTTGCATTTCGTGCAGAGTAAACCGCGAACCGCTTCCTTGCGGCATTTCCCCGCAGCGTACTCCATGGAGTGATCATGGTCAACCGCTAACCGTTTTGTCATACCCGTGCGTGGGTCTACTGCATGTTCGGCCTGTCGGCACACTGCACAAACCCCGTTTTGGCTAACAAGCAGACGGTCAAAATCACTCGGCGTGAGGCCGTAAAACCGGAGAATGTAGCATTCCCACGCTCGGTCCCGTGTTTGGAACGAATAGGCCCGAATTGCCACTCGGTGGTCGGCAGCCCACGTTTTCTTCTGCTGCTTAATGTGGTCGGGATTGGCTTCACGAAACGCCTTCGCCCGGGCATTGCAGCACACCCTACATCGGGAGTTTCGGCCAAGCAGCCCATTGGGATGCATGTGAAACTCGTCGAGAGGCTTTATCAGTTTACAACTAGAACACGTCTTTGTCACTATACCCCGTGGTGTTGGATGCCCTTGGGCAGCTTAGTACGCTCCCCCAGTTTGTTGATGTAGTGGGTCGCGGCCACGCGGAACCGGGAGCCGAACCAGTCGGCCAGGCCGTGCTGTTCCAGGTACAGGAGTCGGCGGGCTGTCGTCTTACTCAACAGCGTCGGTTGCGGGGGCTTGGCCCGCTTCAACCGGCCCGACTTGAGTCGTTTGACGCCAGGTGGCAACGCCTCACGCTGGGCACGAGTGGGGAACGATGCAATGAAAGTGTAATCGGTGCTACCCATTAGTCATCCTCCTCAATCGAACGTCCATCAAGGTCGATCTCGCCCGCTGCAAAGCCCATCGCCTCATCCAGGTCCAGCCGACGAGCGACACCACCTCGGCCTGCTGTGTCAAGCTTCCCACGGTGGCGTTCACGCCGCTCTTGATGCCGGGCCTCTTCACGATCAGCGGCTCTGAGATTATCCAACCACATTTTTTCTTTCTCCTTGCTCATTGTTTCACCTGTCTCACTGGGGGTCCACCTCGACGACGGTAGATGTGCATGACATACGACGGATCGCGTTCGGCGTGCTTCTGCTCCAGCACCGTCACATGACGGTACCAGTCATCGGATTCGGCCTGGGTGGCGGCGTGATCGATCTCACCCTGGCGTACGACGAACACGGAATCAGGACGTTCCTGGATAATCGGGAGGGCTGGATTTGAGCCAGCAATCTCCGGTGCGTCCACCGGCGAGCTTTGCGTTACTCTACCTCCCGCGTATTCCGCTGCTGCCCAGGCACCCCATTTTTCCTTCACCTCACGCAGCATGCCGGTGAACCGGGGCTGCTCTGTGGTGAAGGCATTGCCGTCACGCCGGGCTAGAGTAGCTAGCTTCCGGCCCCCCTTGCCGTACCACAGCAGGTATCCATAAGTATCCTCGGTACATCGTAATTTGTAGCTCATAGGCGAGTGTGAGGGGTACGATCCCTCAATAGGCCGGTTCCCACTCGCTTGACAGTTTATAAGCGGACTGTCACCCTGCTTTGGTCAGACCGCAACCACAGCGGCTTGTTTCTTCTGCCGGGCATCGTACCGGCGAACGAAGTTCAGGATGCGGTAGAAGCAGTATTCCGAACCCAGGACGGTAAAGATGTCATAGGTGTTTTCGGGGAAATCGTTGACATCGTAGCCTATATAAATCTTCCGGGCCAGCTTGTAGTTCCCCAGAAGCGGGTATTTCTCCCGCAACGCCTCAACCGCTACCTTCGCTTGAGCAACTGTCATGTTACTCTCCTCTCGTGAAGAATGAATGTTGTCAACGGGTACAGTGTACACCACAAATCCGGGAAAGCAAGTCCTATCCCAATTCTTCCGGGATTTCGGGTTCGCGACCCGCCAGCACTGCTGCCTTGATGTGCTGGGCAGCGGCAAGCCGGCCCGTGGTGGTGTTCTGGAACACCCGACGAGAGGCCCCTGCGGCCACCAGGATGTTTCCATCCGCATCGGGGCGGACCTCAACACGGTCGATGAACTGCGATCCTTCTGCCGGGCGATGGACAACCCCCTCGATTGCCGCCGCAATCCTGTTGTCAAGCCTTTGTTCGGCAGAAAACACATATGAACCGCCAACAATAACACCGTGGGTCATGGTTTCGTCTCCTGAAGCAGCTTATCTGCTTCGTTGTGATGCTTACGACACAGCCAATGGACATCCAGAGGCTTGCTGTTCTCTGAACATACCTCACCATCGCGATTAAGCAAGGGCAAAGTTTTTGAGACGTTTAAATACCTTCTGCTTGTAACTCTTCTCCGTCAAGATGGAATTCTTTTCCGCAAACGCACTGAGGCATTCCAGCATCGGCCCATTTACGCGTCACGCGGAACGTATATCCGCACGCGTCACAAAGCACCTTTAGCATCCGAGTCGATTGCTTGCGAGGACCATCCCCGCTTCCCTCATGCACGTTCAGTGCTCCATGGGGATACGCCGGGAGGGCATTGATCATGGCCTTCAGTGTCTTCGTCAGGTCTTCACTGGCCACGGTGGCTGTCATTTTGCCAGTGAGTCCCAGGGCGGTTGCCGCCGCCTTAAAGCCTGCCTTATGGTCCCAGTGACCAGCAGCATGCACCAGTTCATGCGTGACAGTGGCCAGCACCTCAACGGGGTCCGCCAACTCCGGGCAGATAAAAATCTCAATATGGCCGTCAGCACTGGCCTTATCACGCCAGCACTGTCCGATGGCATGACTGCCCTTACCCTTCCGCCCCAGCGGAATGCCCACGCTGATGCGTAGCTTTTCCGGTAGGATGATCTTCTGGGGCTTGAACAGGTCTCGGTCCAGCAGGCCGATAGCCTGATGCAACCATGCCTCTCTTGTCTCTTTGATGTTTTTCATAATGCAACAGGCAGATGCGAACCTGCCTTACGCTTATGTTGCTTGCTAGAGACTGATAAAGGGGCCACAACCACGGCCCAGCTTGTATTTGCCGTTGTGGTTCTGCTCCGCCTTCTCATAAGACGCACGGCCCTTGCTCTTATGCTTGGCCTTTTTGCTGTTAACGACACCGTTGGGGGCTCCGTTGTTTGCCATAGTCATTCTCCTGTTGAAGGAAACTATACACCGGATCGGCCAGAATGCAAATCTGGTGAATTGTTTTCTTCACTGCCCGTACGTATCCCCATGTGTCAATTGATGGGTCAGGATGCGGGCTATCCCTTGCTCCACTCCGCCTGCCCGGCCCGGCGTGAACTGGGGCTCCACATAGTCTTCATCGCCGGCATGCTTCTGCACGCTTTGCGGTTGGTGTTGCGGGTTGAAGCGTATCACAAGGTAGTGAAACGATTCGCCGTTGCTGGCCGGGCCGAGGCACGAGAAATACGCCCGAAACCTGCTACCGACTACTTCTCGGTTCTGATACTTGGCACTCACACCGAGGCCCAACAGTCTACGCTCCAACGTCTTCAATCGGCGGTATTGCAAGCGGTACAGACGTTTCGGATCAATTCCGGCACCCATGGTCATTCTCCTGTTAGTAAGAGTATACACCAGTTCGCGGGGAAAGCAAACTGGTGAATTGTGCTACTACTCGCCACAGCCAATGCACCTTGCCCGATACCGCGCTTCGTACCCAGCGTGCCGGAGGCTCCGCACGATGTCCATTGCCTCACTGATACTGTAGGCGAGAGTGTAGACGTTCTCGCCCGTCCTATGCTGGATCAATACTTCGTACATTGTCTCTCCTGTTGGGGTTTAGATATTCTTCCATCTACCCACCACACAATCACGGCGGTGGGGAGAAGGCAGGATACCATTCTGCTTGTACTGTTTAAACGAAACGTCCGTCTACGGTTTCCAGCGTCAAAACGACACTGTTCTGACGTAAAATATCGCGAACGTGGCGGGCGAAGTCACTGCCATCGTCGTCAGGGGCGTTGTTTATCACAGCTTGGAATGTTACACCATGCTCAGTAACAGTCTTACCGTGGCCATCAACCCACGATCCAACATGCCGATAGGCGGTTACTCCGCCGTATCTCTCACTCGCGTACCGATGAATTGCCTGAAGGCAATCCCGCACACGTTGAGAATCAAGGGGACGGCCATCCCGATCTTCGCCAATGCCACACTGAACTGTAATACGCTTCACGTTCTCTTCTCCTGTTAAACGTTTCTTACACTCTTACTATACACCACAAATAACTTTCGTCAAGTGCGATGTGAAAATTATTCTTTGACCACACCGTGTAACCTTCTCCAAGTTACCCAAGTGATAGCCTGAAGCTGGCATGGTCTAATCCCTACCTCGCGTGCGGCATCGTTGTAATGCTTCGCTAAGCGGTTGTAATGGCGGTCATTCATGGTCGGCGTATCTTCCAACGTGATACGCTGGCCAGCACAAATTGCGAATGCGTGCCCATCAATGCAGACGCTAAGCGTATCGTTGGGGGATTCAATGCAGGACCAAAACGCCCGCACCTTGTTACCCTTGGCGACGATATGGGGATTCTCCCCATTGACGATACGCTCGGCTTTGCGTACGCCATCGTACCATCTAACGCCAAGCCCATCTAGCGAGAATCCACAGATAACCCGCTCCGCCGCTTCAATGTTATGCTCCCAACGCAAGCCGGGAGATAACACGGCGATGATGGCCGATGTTTGATGTACGCTTAGATCATGGTGCCTTGCGAGGAATACCGCCGCATTATGTGCGGTGCGATACCATCGCAAGCCGGCCCTATGCTCCGTAGGCGTGCATTGAGCATACACGCCGAGGATGTTATCAGTTGCCTTGCTCATGTTGCACCTCCCTTAGAGTATCCCACATGAAGTGATGCAATTCAAGCTGATTGCCAAAATGGCTAAACCAGCCATCCCGAATTGCATCCCGGTCGGCATCGGGTAGAACGGCAAACTTGAACGTACTAGGGTAAAAGATCCCTATCGCGTTCACACACCGCACCCATGCCTGTATCGAAATGTTTTTCATAAATCCCATGGCACGAATCGAACGTGCAGTTATCGCCAGAATGGGATACCAGTGAACAGGATACTGGTTTTGTGACGCGTTCATCTCGTAGAGATACATCGGACGCCACATCGCGGAACCCTGCTATCGTTTCGTTTGCATGCCAAGACTATACGACGCGTTTTGGGAAAGTCAAATTAATTTTTATCTCGCTTCTCCCCTGCTATTAGAGCATACATGGAAATGGTGAGATGTGTATAGTCTCTTTTCAGGAATAGTGT